GGCGTCAACCATAGCAGAAAGCTGTTCAATAGGCTTTCTCTTGGAACGCGTCGTTCCCCGAGACGGAGGGAGGTCTTCCTGCCTCCGTTCTCACGGGGTCCGTAAACCTGTTTTCAGGTTTTCGCGTCCTCAGCTTGCGATGCACACGGGTGAGCGTGTGTACATTTCCTTCCTTCAGCATGTTCATGCGGCCCCGGCCTCTCAGCGGGCAAAATGGTGTAAAGCCATTCAGCCCACATGGGAGGCCATTTGGGCCGCATTGTCTTTGCTTGAAGTTCCAATTTCTTTGAGCGACGTAGAGTCGATTCGTCGGTGGGTGACAGTATCCATTGTCGGGAGCGGTCCTGGTTTCGTTGCCAAGTGTTTTAAGGCACTTGCGAACCGGGCCCGATCCCTGGCAGCCTCCATTGGAGGTCCTGTCCCGACCGAAGTTCGACACTTCGCTGCTCCTCCTCCACTCCACCCTGGTTCCCCTTGGGCCTTCTCGCGTATTTTGCGAAAGATACGGCGTAGCCGGACGGGAGTAGCCCGAGCAAGGGAGCTTTGCCAGCTCTCCTCGCTCGCGAGGGCACTCCCTCCTGCCGACGACGCCATATGCGAGAAGGCTTTGGAGGATCACAGGGAGACACTTGCCCGGAAGGTGGTTACACCTCCTTCCACCATCGACGAATTGCGTCGGTTCTCTGAGAAATGGGGTAAGCGGTTTGGGCGTTTTGCCAATACGTCGGTAGCGTCTCTCAGCGCGAGTTCTTCTGCCTCCTTGGACTACAGCCGAAAGCTTGGCGGCCTCCGGGCCGACTTGCGATCGGTTGTAGATACATGGAGTAGCGAACCTGCTGGGAGACCTTCCGACGGTGCCCATCCCGCCCCTACTTTCCAGGACCCGACTCGCTTCACCTCTCAAGGGGAAGCGAACAGGCGACAATTTGAAAGTTCGGGTGTCGTTCCAACCCGGGATACCGTTGAGTACGTAGTCAACGTACTCCAGGATCCGGATCTGGAACGATCCCGTGTCGCTCGTGTAATCCGCGATGGTTCCCTCCGCAAGTTTGTATCCCGTACTGGACCTCTCCCATGTAAGGCTGAAGTAGTGCGCGAACGCGGGTTCAAGGCCCGCGTGGTCACTAAGTCGCCTTCTGACGTGGTAGAGGTCGGCCATCTCGTTCGCAGTGTGGTCTGGCCGATGCTGGAAAAGGATCCGAGGGTCCGGGCATCGCTGGAAGGCGGTCGTTTGGAAGAGGTCTTTTCTGACCTCGCTTCCAACCGCATCCAGTGCCCGGTCTCCCTTGGAAAACTTTTCCTGGTATCGGCCGACCTCACCAAGGCGACAGATGGTTTCAGTCGGGATTCCATTTTTGCGGTCTGGGAGGGTATTTGTGTCGGAGCTCAACTCCCCTCGGACGTTCAGCAACTTGGCAAAGTGCTGCTCGGCCCTATGCGCGTCGAATACGACCACCTGGAGGTTCTGGATACAGAGGGTGGGTGCCTGATGGGGCTCCCACTTTCTTGGTTTATCCTCAATATCATTAACCTCTGGGCTTGCGAAACATCGATTCGTGAGGCATGCCACAAGATCGGTTTGCCGGTTGGAGCGTCTTCGGACCTCTACCGGTTTGCGACATGTGGTGATGACCTCGCAGCGGCTTTGCCCGCTGCCGCGCATGAAGGGTATGAACGGAGGATAGCCGACGTGGGTAGTGGTTTGTCGGCTGGAAAGCATC